TTGCGTATGTAGATGTACCTGGTGCACCGTTGAATTGTGCCGCGAATTCCCACTCTCTGCTTAGTGCCGCACCGCTTGAAACGGCAGCTGCTAAACCTTGAGTTGAGTCATCTTCTTGTGCTATTGTGATTGTTGCTGCTCCTGTGGTACCAGAATCAAAAGCTATAGTTGTTATACTATATCTTGTTGTATCTGAACCGATCGCTGTAATAATGTCTCCAACTATGAATTTTTCACCTAGAGTTACTTCGATTGAAGTACCTTCTAAAGCAGAAGTTCCATTAGTTGTTGTTACACTAGCTTGAGCGTAAGGATTAGCTCCACCACATACAGAAGTTTTTAGAGAATTCCCTAAAGCTCCCGCATATCTTGCACCCCAATTTCCAACAGAGGCAGAACCATCGTTGTAATTGGCGCGATAATGAGTTAAGTTTTTGATTAACAAAGACTGCCCACTTGTTGTTGTTGCGTTAACCATTGAGGTTGTCGCTATTCTAACTACTTTTAAGTCAATACCATAGTCTAAGAACATTTTGGCTGGGTAAAAGTGCTCAGCCATTATATCCGTAGAGCTTGGCTCCCCGAATGAATCTACAAGACTCTTTGCAGAAACTGTTGTGATGACTTCTTCGGCTGGACCCCAACCGAAATGACCACAATATGCTCCTGTAGAACTTGAGACCGCAGGAATAACATTAGTAGCATCTATTTCTTGAACCAGAACTCCTGGCGAAACTTGAAATGCCATGTTTATTATCTCCTAAAATTTTATAAGCTTATAAAATTATTTGTTATTTATAAAAGTCTGATAGGTTTTATTCTATCATTAAACAGTATTTATAATTTAGTATATTTTCGTATCTTCAACTACTGTCCATATATCACCACCTTCAACAAAAACCTCAGGTCCATCATCTTTCGCGAAGAACCCCGCAGGCACTAAATCATCTTCGATAACTTGTTGTTGCTCATCATATAACATTTTTTTAAGTTCTAAATCTGTTAAACTCTGAAAGTACGGTGTTGTTAAAAACCATGAGAACATAACTAAATTCATTACTAGATCATCATGGTGGCCACCATCGGCCTCCCATGATTGACCTTTAGAAACGAATGTTAATAGCTCATTGATTGTGAATTTGTCTATTATCTGTAATTTGTTTTCTTCCAAGACTTCTTTAAGTGTAGAACAACCGATTTGTTTTGTCTTTTTCGTCATTGTTACACCGATGCCGGAGGCTTTTACAGAAGATTGTGTGAATACATTCTCATATTCTATATCGTAATAGAGGTTATTACACACAACTTGTCCTTGATCATTATTCTCTATGATAACTAGGCAATCGTTATATAGTCTAGCATATCGTTCAATAATGTCAGGAAATAGTAACGGAGAGATCATATTGTCTCTATATATCGCTACTTGTTTAAAGGGTTTCTTTGATATATCAAAGATTGAGAATGTAGAATAGTCTTGACCTCGACCTCTAGCTACATCAACTGTCATGATATAAGTGTTATTCTTTTGAGGTTGTTCATAAAGAAACGCGTGTTCTCTATTCCATATTGGGTCGTGTGCCTGTAATCCTAATAAACAGTTTGCACTGATTAGAGTATTACCAGTTCCTAAGAAACTGTTACCAAACTCTTGTTCGAACTGTAATTCAGAAGTATTGGCTATTGTTTGTTTCTTCCATGCCTCATCTCTACCTGGTACATCCCACCAATTAACTGTATAAGGTTGATACTCGTTATTTTCACTCGTACCACCTTCATATAATTTATGAAACATATTTCCGATACCATTGGCTGTAGATGTGATTATAACTTTTGATTTACCACCCGATGTTACAACAGGATATGTAGATGTATAGAACTGTTCAGCGTTTTCTACGAAAGCAAACTCATCAAGATATAGTAAGTTTACTGATAGACCACGAATTGAGTTAGCACCTGTAGCTGAAGCTATGATCCTACTATCGTTTTCAAACTCAATAGAACCTTTGTTCAATACTTTTGTACCTGGTTGTAAGAAAAATGGTACATGCTCTAACATTGTTGTGATACGAGCTAACATTTCTCTCGCTGTAGATCCCTTGTTAGCTAGAATAGCTATTGTTTGTTCTGGTTGGAATAGTAGATACCAAACTAGATACGCACAAGCTGTGATAGACTTGCCTGACTGTCTACAAGCTAACACAATACTGAATCGACTCTCATCAAAGTGTGTTATTAAGTCTTCTTGATAATTGTATAGATTGAAAGGTACTAGACCTTCATCTAGTGAAATGATTTTGATATGGCTTTGTATGAAGTATACGGGATTTTCCATACACTTCTTATATTCTAATATTTGTTCTTCTGTCCACTCAGTTTCAACGCCAGCTCTCTTGACATTGATATTACCTAAGTAACCTTCATTTTTGTGCATGGTCTTTCAATAGTCTCTGTAATTCTGTTGATGACCCAACAAAAAGATTATTCTGTACTTTGTTTGGTAATGACCCGTCTTTATCGAGTTCTTTCATCTTCGCTTGTAAATCTATAAGTTTTTCTGTAGTCTCGCCTACTGTCTTTATTAGCTGTCCAGCCACTTCATAGACTCTTGGGTGTTCTGACTCTTTAGCGATGTCTAGAATACCCTCTATGGCGTCCTGGCCGCGTTCTACAAGACCGTAAAACACTTCTCTAGAGTATTTGTAGTCTGAACTTTGTTCTTGACTCTTGTCAACGGCAGTGTTTATTATACTAGGGAGAGACTTCTCAGCCGCTACTATTTCTCCTTGTATATCAAGAAGCTCATCTAATTTCTGATCGACTTTACTCATAATAAGTATTTATAACTATTTAGGATCGCTGGATTTATCGTCAGCATATGTAACTGTTGGTGGATCAAAGAAATCTACATCTTCATTGTATGTAAATGTCTCGTCTGGATCAGCATCTGATGGGTTTGGTGTTATAATAACTTCTCCAACTTTACCATCAATATCTTGTGTAGTTATTTCACCTTCTCCTGATTCAATATATGTTCTAGCTTTAACTGTTCTAATAATCTCAGAACTTCTCACTGGACCATAGATGTAATTTTTCATTGTGAATTCTAAAGTGTACGTTAATACTTGTCTAGTTGTCATGTCACCTTCGTATGTGTCTTCTTGAGACACACTTGTCAGCACTATGGGTATATCTCTCTTGTCTCCCATGTCTGGGACTGTGTTGATTGTGACTGTGTAATCTGGTGTGAAGTAGGGCATGATCTGTTCAATAATCTGTAAACCATCATCTGTATTCTTAACCATTATACTTAATGTAAATCCTAAGTTATATGGAGCTGGTGAATATTGATATTGCATCTGTAAGGGATTACTAGCATTCGCTGTCTTTAATTGTGTCTTCTTTCCTAATTTTCTTGTGGCATCATAATCAATAGAACTTAATTCGAATCCCATACGAGGTAGTGATATAGCTGTCGCTTTCGCTTGTGGATCAGGTACTTGTTGTAGACGAGCTATCCATCTAGTTCGAGGACCATACGCCAATGGAACTTTCATAGTTTCACCAGAAGCTCTTTTAATACTGATATTATTAAACATTGTACCAAAGACTGATACACTTCGTTTAATTGTTTCGTGATAAAAATGTTCTCCAAACATTATGTAGCCTCCCCAAATGGATTACCTTCTGAGAAATCAATAATTCCGTCAGCGTCTGTTTCTAATTCAAGATTGAACGCTCCAGGATCAGTTGATATTGTTAAATCACTAGCGATTGATGTAATATTTCTTCTTGAAGCTAAACTGTCTTCTACAACTATATAATCATGTTCTGATGAATCGGTAGCTGTTCCCGATTCAAGTAAGAATGAGTTACTATTATGATCAATGATATTATCTGTTCCCGTAGTTCCGTCTGTTATGTATGAAGGAATTACTATTGAAGATGTACTATCTTCAAAATCAATAAAGTATCCTTCTTGTCCAGCACCACTCATTACAATTTTATCTCCTTCAGAAGAAGCTTCCATTTCAAGATTTCCGGCTGCAACATCTGTTGTTAAGAAAGTATTATATGTAGCCGGATCACCGGTGTCTGTTGTTTTGATTGAAGATACTGTTAATTTGTTTGTGTCTTCACTCCAAGATGATACAATACCTGATATAACTATACCAGGATATACCAGTTGAGAAATACTTTCTCCTTGTATAAAATCTCTTAAAGTAGGTGTATCTGCTAATGTTAATTCTAGGGCTGCAGCCTGTGCTAATTCAATACTAGTATCAAGAATATCAAGTTCAGTATCAAACTTCTCACCTGAGTATTCAAATAAGTCACAACTCATTTTAAAGGTATATAATTTACCTAGTTGATAAAATTGATTTTTATGTTCTACAAACTTGATTTCAAACAAACTATCTGATAGTGGAAAGTAGATTAAATCTCCTTCATTAGGTCTTAATCCTGTTGCAAGATTAGCATCTAATGAAACAAATCGTTCCCAAGTTCTTCTTGATATAATGAATTCGGCTGATTCTCTTGTTTCAATACCGAATTTAGAATACAATTCTCCTTCACCTTCAAATCCTTCATTCCCGTCAAGATACATTTCAACTTCGTAAGCATCTTCAAATGATGACTCGGAGACATCTCCTAGTATTGTGTCTTCATCAATTACTTTTCTAGGTAAATAATAACAGTTGTGTCCATACATGCGTAACGATTCAACAACCAAATCTTCTACAAGATTTTGTTCAGATTTTACTGCATGATTGAAATGAACATTCGTCGCCATTAGTTATTCTCCAAGGCTTCTACTTTCGCTGAAAGTTCTTTTACTGCGTTAATTAAGTACCAAGTAAGGCTATCTGTATTTAATGATTTTGGGTGTCCCTCTCTGGTTGTTATAACTTCTGGTAAAAATTCTTCTATTTCTTGAGCTATTGCTCCAATTTGTATCCCTTCTACACCTACTGCTGCTGATCTTGGATTATCAAAATCTATAACTTCATCTAAGGTTCTGTATTCAAAGTTTCTAACTCTAATTTGATTAATAATATCAAGTCCTGTTATATTGTCTGTTATGTTCTTTTTAATTCTTCTATCAGAAGTTGTTTCCCAAGTTGTTGTATTATCACTTTGATAACATAATCCCGAGGAACCATTGCCACCGGCACCCCATTGAGGCGCTAAAAATGCTGTATTAGAACCCTTACCTACTGCTTCAGTACCAATAACTATCTCATTGGTTGAATTAGTTGCACCAAAGGTAGTTTCCATTCCAAGAGCAACATTATAACCATTACTTACACCATTACCTCCCGAATTCCAACCTATACAAGTATTACGATAGCCTGTTGTAAAATTCTTCCCTGAATGATTTCCAATACAAGTATTGTATGTGCCACTAGTTAAGTCTTCGGCTGCCATTCGAC